CTTACAAAACTTTCTATAGAATAACATGGAAATCTCCGACATTGTCTACTTGGCATTTTCTACAATCATAGTCATCGTGGTTCTTCATATTGGTGTGTTTTGGGTATCGCGAATGATACAACCGCCTAAACCAAAGATTGTGTATGTAGACCGAACTCCTACCTTACCTATTGTTCCCGAAGTAGTCTCGGCGCCTATCATTCCTCCTGCTCCTGTTGTTATGGAACCTCCTCCACAAAAATTGACCGTCCCAACTTACGACATTCCTCCACCTATTGTCCAGACCAGTAAACCTGAACCAAAAGGACCACCTGCACCATTAGAAACACGAAATACAGGAACCGTAGGATTCACAGGTCAGAAAAGTGAAACCCAACAATGATTTTAACATTATCCGCTATAATAGGTAATGAATAGGTTAAAGACTATTTATAAGTGGGATCCTGCGGTTCGTCTTACTCGTCAGGGAAACGTTGGTCCCTATGCGGTAAAAGCTCCACAAGGAGGTGGAATTCCAGGTTGGTTGTGTCTCACTCGTGATGAACAATCAAATCCTGTGGCACTTTGGGTTCCACGAAAAGAAAATCCTACACCACAAGTTGTCCGTGTTGTATGGGATGAACGATGCTTTGAGGATACTATTTTGCGTGTTGAATACACACCTTCGCATGTGTACCTTGCAGATGCGTGGATGTTAAATGGAACTCATTTGTTTTCTACTAAAACATTCAGTGAAAGACAGGTAATCTTGAAATCTATCTTTGAACTGTATACGCCTTCTCAATTTGAAACGAGAAGGATTGATCTTCGTGAAAATGTGAAAGATATACGAGGATACGAATATTACAATAACTTCCAAAACGAAAAAGGAGTTTTTGCGGAATGTAAGAAAACCGAAAACTTACAATACGAAATTGTGGCTACGGATATACCTGATGTATATAAAGTAGCAGATGTAGGTTATTTGCGTGTGAGAACAATTGAATTATCTAAAAAGTTAAGAACTCTAGGTAAGGTATTTACATTAGAATGCGTTCAGAATGAAGATGGAACATGGACGCCCATAATAGAATCTCTTTCAAATACAAATGGCCCGCAAACACACTAAAAAAATAGCAGGACGCCGTCACCGTAAATTAACTATTAAAAAGGGAGGAGGATACGGCTTCGGCGGTTCCGTTCTTTCTAACCCTGGAGGTGCCAATGCTGGTAATGCTCTCTGGAACTCTAATATGGGTAGCGACTGTGGACCAGGTTTTGAAAATCGCGGTGGAAACAATACATTAGGAGGTCGCCGTCGCCGTCATAAACATTCTAAAAAATCAAAAGGACGTCATCGCAAGATTCGCGGAGGTTCTAATACTGTAGTCAACAACGGTTCTACTGTTGCTCTCCAACAACCACGCACAGGTTATACATTTAACGGAAGCGGTGTAGCTGGAACTGCCGACACTGTTCCAGTTGGAAGTCCTGTAACATATGTTTAATATCTTTGAGTGAATTAATGAAGGCGAACGTAGATACTGCTATTGCAGCATTTCTTTTATTGATAACCATCGTATTCCTCGTCCAACGTCGTGTAGGATACTTAGCAGTATGGCTTCTCTTAATCACGATTGTTATTGGATACGGAGTTCGTATGCCTCTTACTTTAGCAGTGACTCTTGGTATTGCTACTGTAGCAGCAGTTGTATTAATTTCAGGTCAGGCATTGAAGGAAGGATACGAAAATCCAAATGAATCTGAAGACAAAAAGAAGGATGAATCTGAACCAAAACCACACTCTTCATCAAAAGGTGATAAGGCCGAGGATAACAATATGGATGCCCACATTGATGCAGGAACAACCATATTACATGCTTTCCAAAAGTTAAATCCAGAACAGGTTTTACAAATGAGAGATGATACAAAAGAGTTGATGGAAACTCAACAGCAATTAATGGAAACTCTTTCGTCTCTTGGACCACAAGTCAAACAAGGAGCAGAATTAGTCAAGAGTTTCCAGGGAATGTTCGGAGGAAACTTATCCGAGGTTTTGAAGCAGTAAAGCACCTGCTGCATATTTGAAGTATTGATGATTAGGATCCTTTGAATTTATTTCAATTAAAGGAACTGCTAATCCATGAGTAAGAATTTTCCATACAAGAATGGTTGTGCCGAGATTGTAGTGCTCTATAACCTCGCTCCAACGAAATATTGCAGATATAAATACATGTATAGTAGATGCTAAATACCATGCTACATTGGTAAATGATAGATCTACCTTTCCACCAAAATAAGTATATAAACTTGGAAATCCAAGAAAGCACACCCAGAAAAATACTTGATAAATAGGTTGAATAAGAATGGTAGAATAAGTCATCGCGTATTCTAAGAAATTAGAAGACCATAACTTCTTTTCAAGTTCTAGATACTTCCAAACAACGGAACCGTGATTCGGATGTTCAATCAACTTTTTCAGGTTCGAGTTCGTGTTTGATTTCTTCTTCTGGTTCTGGTTCTGGAACATCATCCTCAATTACAATACCATCGGATGGAAATTCAGAGAGTTCAAACGTTTTAGGATTCATGTAATACCATTTTGTGTCTTCTGGAAGTTGTTTCATAAACGATAAAAGTTTAGGTGTAATCTTATTATCGTAGGCTATGAGACAGTTAAAGAAGTCAGTACAATCATTTAAATTATCTGGACTTCCGTAACCAATCAATAACCAAGGAGGAGGTGGACTGTGAAAGAGATCGCGTAAAGTGTATGGACGACGCCATTCATTTGAGAAATGAACTGCGTATTTATATTCAATATGAGATCCAAGAGAACGAACGACTTGATGTAACATAACATAATTAGAACTATCAATATCTAATTCGTGATAGTATTCACCAAATTGTGATCGTCCTTCGTTATCATAGGATGACCACGTAACGCTCTCGTAGCGTGTTGATCGTCCGTAGATGCAATTATCCACAGCTCTGCAAAGAAGAACGTAACTACGAAAAATCCAATTACCAACCATCCAGGCAAAACGATCAAGATCTGCTTCGATACCATTTACTTCAGACATGTTTGTATATATGAAACGTCTAATGCGTAAAACCTTCCATCATTACACGATCTAATTCAAGACCCATGGCAATGGATGTTCCGAGAGCAGTAATAATGAAAGGTGCAGCAATAAAGAACCATGCGACTATACCAAGATTGAGACGGCAGAGTAAGTCAAGGATGTAAACGGTAGCAACACCGAAAATGAGTTTAGTTCCGGCAGTAATGAAGGCAAAATCTGCTAAATCTAAACCAAGTTGAATGGCAAGAAATAAAGCATAGAGAAGAGCAGGGGGGCACAAACTATCTATAAATTTCATTTTCGTGCTTTATGTATTATACATAAAATATGAACAACAAAGTCGAGCAAGTTATGGCATTTGCGGCAGTGGATCAACCAACTGCAGAAAAAGCGCTTTTAGATAATGATAATGATGTAGTTATGGCAATTACATCATTAACACCTGTTCCAGTTATTTCAGGAAATAAACATATTCCTCCTCCACCAAAAGTAGATGATGGTCATGATGAAGAAACACGTGAACGAATACGTAAGGGACGTATTCTAGCAGACATTCTTACCTACGCACCGCAAAACGACCTCCGCGGAAAGGCATCCCACTACCCCGCGCGGGAGGAACAAACTTTAGTTGCTGAGTGTAAGGAGCAACCGGTCCAACCATCCCCTTCGGTTTCTCAATAGTTACTGCAAACTGAATTGCATATTCCTGCATCTTTCGTTCCATATCATTGAAATCACTGAAAACATTCATTCCATACGTCTGTTCATATGCGCGTGTAGAAGCAGTAGCATATGTTTCGACATCATCTAACTTTTCAATTGTTTCAGCCCATTCATCTGGATTAAAATAATCAAGAGCATATTGAGTATCTCCAATCCATTCTTTCATTCCTTCAGTACTTCCAGAAGGTCGTGTATTATGTGGATTTGTAGGTTCCATTGGTTTAGAAAACAAAACTGGAATACCGTTATACATTGCTTCAAATGCTACACGACCCCAACTTTCGTATAAAGAAGGAACTAATAAAATACGAGTTCTTCTGAGAACATTTCGAATATCATCCTGTAAATCAATCCATTCAATGTTAGGAAGATTTTCTGGAACTTTTATTTGACTGTAGTATGGTCTAACACCTAAAAACTTACGGTCAGGGAACTTATTTGCTAATTCTAAAAACATAGGTAAACCTTTCAACATATTTGCATTAATTAATGTTATACAGTCTCCAGTTGGAATTGTTCCTTTTTCATTAAACTTAATTTCATTTTCAAGCATAGCAGGTCGAATACTTTCTACAATTCTGTAAGTAGGAGAAATAGGAACTTTTTCTACAATGTAATTTCGTACATGATTTGAAATAATCCAGAGAATATCTGTCCATTGTCCTGCTCGTTGGTAAGGAGCAATATTAGAAACATCTTCTCCAAAATGCATAGTTGTAATCAATGGTTTTTGAAAGCGTTCATTTAAACGACGCACAAGTTTCATCATTGGAAAATGTGGAGTAGACCAAACACCTGCTCCTCCTAATTCAGGTTCTGCATTTGTATAATAAACCCAAGGGAGACCTCTATAAACTCCACGAATTCCATTTCTACCGCGCATAGTAGTTACAAATGAAACATTATGACCTCGCGATTGTAATTGTTTAGCAATAGCGATGTCATGAAAAAAAGCACCACACGGATCAGGCATAATCTGTGCGAAGAACACGACTTTCATATTATTATTTATTCCCAGACTGCTTTCTGACGAACAAGACGCGTAGGATCACCTCCGCGTGCCCAAGGTTGAACAAAGTTATTGACTTCTTTCATTTCGTCTTTTACGGAAGGAATTAAAGGATCAAATTGTTGAGGAAAGAACTTGTCGGATACAGTAGAGCATTCCTTGCGTGTTCGGATGGGAGCACTTTGAATTAACTGACTTTCTGTATCCTTGCTGTAGACGGGGGGACCACCGCCCATATTTGGTGTTGTAGCCCAAGGACGAGCAAAGAGCTGTTGATGTCCCTTGAGACGCTGTGTTCCAGGATCACCTAAGGCAAGACGAGAGTATAAATCTACATCACAACCTCCAGCGGCAGTGTTACCAAAGTTACCAGTATAGTTCATGGTGACAAAGGAAGAGGCAAAGTCGGCAACACGGTCAAAGTCCTGACAAGGTTCTGGTGGAGGACGAGCAGTTGAAAGATAATAGTTCTGTTGTGCCTTGTTGTCACGGTAATCATAATCCTGCTGAGTTACATCTGACTTGTAACGGGTAGGAGCATAAAACCACGAAATTGGGTTTGAGGTTTGAGGTTCTTGGTCTGCCATGCTTATTATCTAAAACGGATAAACTTTCAGCGAAGACAACAGAAGGCAACAAGATGTCTGTTCTTTGTCCTTGTGATTGGATAGACCACGATGAATACGGAAAATATGTAATTGATATATACGGACGAACAGATGAAGGCGATTCTGTTATGTTACGAGTGCGCGGAGTAAAACCTTACTTCTATGTAGCATCGGAGTACGACTTTGCAAGTGAAGAAGAGTTGACAAAACAGAATATTACGAAAATCAATATCACAAATGAAGAGAAATATGATGTGTTCGCAGGATTCAATAATTATGCTACAACCAAGGTCCAAAAAATTGAAGTAGAATCTATGAAGGATTTCAGGGCGGTCGTAAA